CGTCGTCGTAGGGGCTCTCCGTAAACACCACCGCGAGGCGCAGCCCGGCCCGGCGGGCGCAGACGGCGATATCCGGGTGGAAGTAGGCCCCGCACACCACCAGGACCCACTCCACCTCGTGGCGCAGGGCGTGGGCCAGCACCCCCTCGCTGGCGTGGTGCTGCACGTCCGCCGGCGAGGGCTCCACGTCCTTCAGCGGCCCGTCGTCCTGCTGCTGGCGCTCCCAGCGCCGCCGCAGCCACTCGTGGGAGGCGTCCAGACGCGCCCCCAGGGCGTACTCGAGCACCTCGTGGCCCCCGGCCCGCAATCCGGCCAGGAGCCCCGTGTACACGTCGTGCGTGGCCCACACGGCCCCTCCATGGCATAAGAGGAACCTCACGCCGCCTGCTCCTTCCGGGGGAGCTTGATGGCGTCGTAGCCCATGTTCCACCACGCCGGCACGCTGCGGGGGTCGTGGAAGGGGTCGATGCGGCTGGTGACCTCGAACCCGGCCCGCGCAAGCGCCCGCTTGAGGGTCGCGGCGTCGTAGCTCCAGCGGTGGGGGCTGTCCTGGAAGGTGGAGTAGAGGAACACGGCGCACACGTCGTCCAGGTCGTCCAGCTCCCAGAAGCGCCCCTGGGGCACCTCCGCCCGGGTGTGGTCCTGGCGCAGGTAGCACTCCAGCACCCGCCGGGTGTCGGGCACCACCACCCCCAGCGTCCCCCCGCGGGCGAGCACCCGGTGGCAGTCCAGCAGCAGGAGGTCGGCCTCCCCCGGCTCGAGGTGCTCCAGCAGGTGCCCCATGTAGACCTCGGCCACGCTGGCGTCGGGGAGGTCGATGGGGGGCACCCGGACGCAGCGGTCGGGCTCCACCAGGGGGCTCTCGTCCCAGTTCTCGTAGCCGGGCAAACGACAATGCCCGCAGCCCAGGTTCAGTCTCACCCGGGGTCTCCCGCCGGCACCAGCACGGCGCGGGCCTCTACGGGCAGGGTGAGGGGCGTGGCCTCCCCGCCCGGCTGCGTCCAGTCCTCCCCCTCCCCCGGCCGGGCCAGGGCGATCACCTCCGGGCGCCAGATCACCCGGGAGAGGCCGCCCCACTGCTCGACCGTCTGGGTGATGAAGTCGTAGTCGCCCTGGTAGCGGTTCTCCCAGGTGCCGAGCTTGTCCGGCACGTTGGGGCACACCACGCACTCGGCGTCGATGAACCCGGGCATGTCCCCCAGGAAGCCGGCGGTGTGCCAGTAGACCATCCGCCAGGGGGAGATCCAGCGGAACAGGAACACCCGGGGGTCGGCCTCGTGGGCCCGCAGGGCCCGGGCGATGGCCTCGAAGGCCCCCGGGAGGTACAGGTCGTCGTCCCCCAAGAAGGCGAGGTAGCGGCCCCGGGCCACGGTGGCCCCGTGGGTGCGCTGGGGGTGGCCCCAGGCGTGCTGGCCGCCGTCGCACTCCACGTAGGAGAGGCGGGGGTCGCTCCCGGCCAGGGCCTCGGCGTCCGGGAGCTGGTGGGCCCACGTCCCGGCGTAGGTGTCCCCCACCAGGATGGCTTCCCAGGGCAGCCAGTCGCCCTGGCGCAGCAGGGAGCGCAGGGTGCGGGCCAGCGAGGGCCGGCCCACGGTGGGGAGGATGACGCTCAAGAGGGGGGTCTCGGGCATGGCTACACCGCCGTGACCTCCACCTCCAGGGCGCAGCCGAGCAGCTGCCCGCCCGCGGTGTCGGTGACGGCGGGGGGCCGCACGCCTCCTAGCACCTTCACCTCTTCCGCCGCGCCACCCAGGGTGGTGTCGGCGTAGAGGGCGGCGGGGATGCTCCTGTTGCCGGTGGGGGCGAGGTAGGTGAACAACGCTTCTTGCGCCCGGTAGAGGTCGGCCGGATTGACGAAGACCCACAGCTCGAAGACGGGGCGCCAGGTGGCGTCGAAGGTCTCGTCGTAGGTCCAGCGGATGGGGCCGCCCACGCACAGCGCCGGGGGCTCCGGCTTGGGGTGCATTACCGGGTAGCAGCGCAGGCCGGAGATGCCCTCGCAGGCCCGGGAGAGCCCCTGCGCCAGCTCCAGCACCGTGCTCACTGCCGGTCTCCGAGGCTGGCCGTGACCCGGGCGCCGGCTTGGGCGAAGAGGCGCACGATGCGCTCCGCGTTGCGCAGGAAGGCGGGGACCAGGAAGGGGCGGGCCCTGGTGCCCCGGCGGGCGATGCTGCGCTGGACGGCGAACACCGGCACCCCGTGGCGCCGGGCCCAGCCCTCCAGGGGGGCGCGGGGGGGCCAGTGGGGGCGCGTGCCCCGCTCCACATACAGGCCGTAGTGCACGGATGGCCCCACCCGGCCCACCAGCCGGGTGCCCCGGCCGGCGATCTGGTGGGTGAGGGAGTTCATCAGGCGCCTGGTGTCGTGCCGGACGTTGCGCCGGGCGTCCCCCTCCACCAGCAGCAGCGAGGCGGTCATGGCCTGGTGCTGGGCGGCGGCCGTCAGCTGCGGGCTGCGGTTCAGCTTGCGGGTCAGCTCGTCCGCCCCCTGGAGGCGCAGCGTGACGGGCATGGCTACACCGCCACCCAATCGGCCCCCCAGATGCCGGCCCCGGCGGCCTGGGCGCCGAGCAGGGCGGCGCCAGGCGAGCCGGGACGGCAGAGGGGGAAGAGGAGGTTGTGGACGTCCGTGTCCTGGTGGCGCACCGACTGGTAGGCGTCCAGCTCCGGCGCCTGGAGCACCTGGAACGGGCTCTCCCGACGCTTGTAGTACCGGGCCCCTAAGAGGAGCGTGGCCTGGGCCACGTTGGCCGGCGTGCGGCCCCGGGCATCGGCGTAGCCCCACAGCCCGGTGACGCGCACCAGCTGGCCCACGTCGAAGACGATGGCGTCGTCGTCCCCCGCCGGGTCGGCCCAGGTGCGCAGGAGGTCGTAGGGCGGCCCCTGGTGGGGCTCGAGCGAGAACTGCGCCGGCACCAGGGTGGTGGCGAAGGTGCCGTCGTACTCGGTATCTACCTCCACCGTGGGCGCCGCCGACTGGAGGTCGACGAGGTTGACCACGCTCTCGGTAGCCGCCGGGTACACCTTCGCCACGGGGGTGGTGTCCACGGCGAAGGTGCGCCCGGTGAACCAGTCCACCCACAAGGAGGCGGCGTCCAGCGCCCGCTGGAGGTCGACGTCATTCGACGTGTCCTCCGGCGGGATATCGAGCAGCTGGCGCAGCTCCTCCACCAGGGCGTAGGCCATCAGACGGGGGTGGCCTCCTCCTCGGCGTCCGCTTCCTCCTCGGCGTCCTCCTCCTCCGCCGCCGCCGCCGCCGCGGCGTCTTCACGCTCGTCCGGGGGCGGCTCCGCGGGGGCCGCGGGGGGTGCCGGATGCGGCGGCCGCGCTGGCGTCTCGCTGGACACCTGTTTGTCCTCATAGTCCCGCCCCGCCCGGCGCATGGCTAGTAGCCCGTGATGCGCACGAACGCGCTCGGACGCCAGACGACGAAGGCTAAACGCTGCTCGGCCAGGATCGTCTGCTGGTTGCGCACGAACTGGTCGTTGACCAGGCCCACCCGGATGGCGCTCTGCTCCCGGTCGAAGAGGGAGGAGCCCTGCGACCAGTTGGCCACGACGACCGTGTTCTCCGGGACGTTCTCGCTCTCCACCACGGGGAGCCCGAAGACGGTGGGGACGCCCAGGGTATTGGGCGGGCCCATCAGGTACTGCCCCAGGGTGGCGCTGGCCGCGTTCTCCCGCAGCAACCGCACCTGCTCGTAGTCCACCGGGTTCATCACCACCCCGGTGGGGGCCAGCTTGCTGCCCGTGCGGCAGAGCGTGCGGGCGTGGAAGATGGCGTCGACCTCGTTCATGCTGCCCTTGCCGAAGGTCTGGATGCCGCTGGTGTTCAGGATGCCGGTGAGGTTCTCCCCGGTGCCGTCGCCGGAGATGACGCCCTGCTCCACGGCCTGGGTGACGCCCATCAGCAGCTGGCTGTTGATCATCCCCCGGATGGCCGGCGCGTCGGCCAGCAGCCGGTTCGTCACGGGCAGCCAGGTGGCCGCCGTGCGCACGTAGGCGGTGACGTTCTCGTAGCCCAGGGTGGACTCGGGCTTGCGCCCGTCCGTGCCGGTCAGGGCCGAGCCGGTGGCCTCGGGGACGAACGAGACGTTGAGCGTCTGGGTGGTCTGCCGGATGTACTCGATGGCGTCGCTCTCGGTCTGCAGGCGGGGGATCAGGTCGAGGACCGTGATCTCCTTGAACAGGATGTCCACCACCGTGGAGCGCACATCGGTGGGCACCAGGGCCCCGCCGGAGGTGGAGACGCTCCCGGCCAGGGTCGCCTTCCACTCCAGCAGCGAGGTGCCGTCCGACAGGGGCGCCCCGAACTCCAGCCGGTTGAGGCTGCTGTTCAAGAGGCCCCGGTTCTTGGCCTCCAGGTAGGCCACGCTCCGGACGAACTGCTCCCCGGGGGTCACCCGGCGCCCCTTCGTCCCCTGCGCCGGCTGACCCGGGAGCACCGGCTTGCTGTAATAGTCCAGCATCTGCGCCGTCTTCTCGGTGAGGGTGCGGACCTCCTCCGCGTCCCCGATCTTGCTATGCAGGAGGTCGGCTTCCGCAAGGAGGCGCTTGACGCGGTCGAGGTCGTCCCCGGTGAGCGGGGGCGCCCCTTCCCCGGTGTGCTTCAGCTCGATCTCGGAGGCCTGCTCGAGGCGGTTCTTGGCTTCTTTGCGCATGTCCTCGAGCGACATGTTGGGGCCCAGCTCGGTGACGGTCACGGTGCTCATGCGGGTTGGCTCTCCAGTGGCTCCAGGCCGTAGGCGCGGCGCAGCTCGTTCAAGCGAGCCCGCCGCAGGTGGGTCTCTACGAGCCCGGCCGTTCTCACTGGCGCCGGTTCGTCGTCACGGGGGGTGGGCGGGGTGGTGGCCAGGCGGAGCAGCGTGGCGGCGTCGGCTTCCGCGTCGTGCCGCAGGCGCTCCAGCACGGCCAGGGCGGCGTCGCTGAGGCGCCGGCCCTCGGCGAGGCGCCGCTCGGCCACGGCCTTCGCCTGGCCCAGGGCGCCTACTCGGTGGGTGTCGTAGACCTCCAGCAGCTGCTCGAGGGGGAGGGTCTGGTAGTCGGCCGCCTTGAAGCCGGTGACCCCGGCGGCGGGGTTCATTGGAAGCGCGACGAGACTCGTCTCTAAGAGAGCGACCTCGGTAAGCAGCCGTGTCCCGGCCTTCTCATCGCGCTCAAAGTCCTTGGCGATGAAGCCAATGGAGAAGCTGTCCAGGGCGCCGTCGTGCAGCAACTGGTGGACGTCCTGCCCCAGCCGGGTCTTGCTGATCCGGAAGCGCCCGAACAGCCCCTTCTCGTCCTCCCGCAGCGCCAGGGGCTTGCCCAGCACCTGGGCGGGGTCGTGGGCGAAGAGGAACCGGACCTTATCCCCGCTCCCGAGGCTCTTGGCAAACGCCCCAGGCCGGATCCGGTCATTCCCGAGATCCAGGTCATAGGTCGCTGCGTAGCCCGCCACCTCCCAGCCGTCATCGGCGGCCTTGACCTCCGTGACGCGCTGAGGGGGGCCGAAGGTGAGGGTGGCGGAAATGGAGAACGGAGACAAAGCAAACGGTCCCTTCTCCGGCCAGGCCGGGAACCGGGACCGCTAGCGTGTCCGCTGCCCGCAGTATACGCGCTGCTTCAACTAGTTCAAGAGCCTCAGTTGCCCGTTGGGCCGCGGCCGGCTGCGGCGACGTTCCCCATCTGCGACCCGGTGACAGTCCCAGCAGAGTGCCTGCAAGTCCTGGCGCCGCTCGCGGAACAGCCGGAGGTAGTTGAGGTGATGGACGTGAACGGCCTTCTTGTCCCGGCAGCGTTCACAGAGTCGCCCGGCATCCGCGAGCGCCCGGCGCCGGCGGGTCGTCCACCACGTCGACTTCAGATAGGTGTCCCGATACCAGCCGGGTGAGCGGCGGTCGCTGCTCATGGCGAGGCGCTGCTGGTCGACCTGGAATGTCTCCCAGCGGGCCTGCAGGTAGCGTTGGGTCAGTCCCTGGTCGAAGGGCTCATAGGCGGCGATGTCGTGCGGGTTCAGTTGGCCCTCGGGACAAATCTCCTGCGCCATCCCGCAGTTCAGGCATTGCCTGCGGAGGCTCACCTTGCCCGTATGGGGCGAACCGTACCGCCGCCAGTCACTGAGGTCAGGGTGATCGCAGGGGGTCAGGGAAACGGGCCACGCGGGGCGGCCGTAGTTCATAAGAGTTCCTCCTGGGGGGGCGCGGGTCGATGGCCGCAGCCATCAGATGACGGGGCGGTTAACGAACCGCCGTCATAGCCGCAGGAGGAGCCGGGTCAGCCCAGTAAGCCCGAGCTTCTTGGCTAACCACCGGGGTCCCACTTAGGCCCCCAGGAAATCAGTCATCAGCTGAACGCTCGCGCTCATTGTAGTCCGTATACGCTTGGGCAATCAGACGGTCAAGCTCAGACAAGCCCGCGGCATACTCCGGATGCTGAGGACGGAAGCCACGTGACCGGTCTGCCTCAATGAGTTTCCGCTTCAGTTCCCAGAAGTGTTTGAACCTGTCGACGCGGCTGAGCGATGCCTCACGACCGCGCCATCTCCCGGAATACGGTCCGTTGCTGCTAAGGCTTTTTGTCTGGAGCGGTTCGTCAGGCACGCTTGTTCTCTTGCTTGCAGTGCCGGCAGCGGATCGACCAGGGCCGGGCGGCGTACTCCGCGATGGCGCGGCCGCACGTCTCGCAACGGGGGGGCTTGTCCACCACCTTGCCCTCAATGAGACCCGTCACGGCCAGGGAGCGGAGCGTGAGCAAGCCGTGAGCGAGTGGTGTGCTGCGCCTCACCCTCCCGCCCTCCACAGCCGGTTCCAGGTGGCCGGCCAGCGGTAGTAGTTCTTGCCCAGGCTCCACCGCTCCAGCACGTCCCGCTTGAGGCTCGCCGCGAGGTGCGCACGGGTGTCCTCGCACGCGAGGAGCGTGGCGAGGTCTTCCTCCCACTCGTCCACCGTCTCCGCCAGCCAGCCGTTCCCCACGCCACCGAGGACCTTGCCGTACACCGTGGGGCTGGCCACGACGGCGGCCCCACTCAAACCGAACTCCCACGCCTTGATGGGAGTCTTGCTCCTGTTGAACGGGGTGTCCTCGAGCGGGCAGCAGCCGATATCGATCCCCACCAGGCCCATGGGGTAGTCGTCCGGGTGCAGCCAGGGCACCCGCAGCAGCCGCTCCTCCGGGACGTGCCGGGAGATGACCGGGGGCTGGTGCCCGAAGACGGCGAACGAGACGGCGGGGTAGCGCCGGGCGACCCGGCCCCAGGCCTCGGCCATCACGGCCACGTCGCTGTCGGGGCGGTTGCCCCCCGCCCAGCCGATGACCGGCCCCGGCATGGGCACCCGGCAGACGCCCTGCTGGAGCTGGCCGAACCACCCCGCGTCGATGGCATTGGGCACCACCTCCACCGGGGCGTCGGTGAAGCGGCGCACGGTGCTGGCGAGGTACTGGGTGCTCACGGTGACGCCGTCGCAGCGGCCCAGCACCCACAGCGCCGCCTCCCGGTCGGCCTCCAGCTCGGCCCGCGTCTTCTCCGCGCCCACGCGCCCCAGTTGCTGCTCCACCACGAAGGGGGTGAACAGGTCGTCGTCGGCCTCGAAGAAGAGCTTCCGCCCCCGGGCCTTGACCGTGCGCAACCACTTGTCCGTGCCGTACCAGTGGATGCGGTGCCAGGCCAGGCGGCACAGCACGACGGCCTGGTAGGCCTCCAGGGGCACGTCCAGCAGCCCGGGGTCGCGCACCGCCACCCAGTCGCAGGGGTAGCCGTGCAGGCGCAGGAACCGCGTGGGCTGCCACACCCGCCACAGGGAGCACCCGCTCTCGTCCCCCACCAGGGAGAGGACGCGGGGCCCCACCAGGGGGGCGTCGATGAGGGGGTCCAGCCGGGGGCGGGTGAGGGTGGTCACAGCTCGTAGGTCTCCCACGGCCGCCAGACGACCGCCCGCTTGCGCCGGGCCTTCTCGTAGATCTGACGCACACGCTCCCG